GCAGAACTATTACGAGTAAAGTCAAAGTCTCCTACTCCATCTGATGGGAGTACAGAATAAAACTTGTCTCCTTGTGCTGCTGGTATTAATGCTAATTTTGGTTTTGCCATTGTCTTAATTTTTTATACGTCTAATATTTGTGTTTCGTGAATCCAATCAGCGATACACTTAACTGCTTCAACTTCTTGTCTTTCATTCATAGCAAATTGACTTCCAAAAAAGTCTGGTTTACCAATAACTGAAGGTGCTGTTTGTATAGCGTTTCCCCACCAAGTATAATTGTAGTATAATCCCCAAGTTCCAGTATCCATTACTTCTTTGTTTTATAGTTATAATTTATTTCTATGTCTAGTGTGTTCGTTTGTGTCCACATATTTCTTTTTTAAGTATTGTACTAATTTTACAATATTCTCTTTTTTTTGTTTATATCTTATAATACCCATCCACCAAAATCTGCGTTAGAAGTGTCTGGATATGTATCATCTTGAGTATTTGCGTTGTACTCTGGATACGTATTTTGATTATACACCATAAAGTCTATAAAGTTATTAGTGTAAAATTGTGCTATGTCTCTATATTTCTCTACTAAATAATCAACTTCATCTTTATCTACTGTTACACTACTTTCTGATGTGTGTTTATATACACCACCATTAGCTACTGTGTAAGCAGCAAAAGGCATATAGCATACTAATGCCCAATAAATAGTCATAGGCTTCACATACGTCTCTAAAAGTGTCTTATAAGCAGCGTTAGCTGGGTCGTTTATAGTTCCAGCTATAATTAATGCTTGTATCTTTTCTAAAAGTTTAGTTCCTAAATAATTTTGTACCTCTGTATCTTGTGCAATCTCTACCATATAGATAAACTTGTCTGGGTCTACATTACCAGAAAGTACAGAATACCTTTTAATGTCTTTAGTTGTTACAAATAATGCTTTTGCCATTTCTTATCTTATTTAGGGTATGCTCCTCTATTAGGCATATTCTCTGGCGCAATTCCAGCTTGTTTAGAACCTCTTGGGTTTTTCATATAACTTTTAGGAATAGTTCTTGTCTTTTTATAGTTTGCTAAATTCTCTGATGGCTCTGTATTGCTTTCTAGTCTATATAAGACCTTTTTCCATTTGTGTCTACAGTAAATACCACCTTTGAACTTAAACAAGTCGTAAGACCTACCTTTATGCCCTAATTCTCTATTAACACCCTCTCTACTTGCTCTGTCTATGTCCTCTATTGTCCATACAGTACCAGCACTTGCCATATTCATCATATTTCTACAAAAGTCTCTTTGAGAACTACTTGCTTTTGATGAACCTATTGCGTAAGTGTATCTTATTTTATATAATCCGTTTTTAGAATCTAAATAACTAAAAGAGCTTCCTTTTTTCTTGGAATCTATTTCATCTTTTAAACCTAACAAACCTTTTACTTTAGATAGTGTGCTTTTCTTCTCGTTTATTAAGTAATTTGCCCAATCTTCATTGTCTATGTCTTCTTCCTCGTCTATTTCATCAACAAACACATATTCTTCTGACATTTGTTCTCCACTCTCTGCTAAATGACCTAATATATTCTCGGATTCTTCATCTGTTAATTCTTCTTCTGAATCTGATGAACAACAAGTCTTACTTAACTCATATCCAGTTTCTTCTTCTATAATTTCTTCATTAACTATGTCAATATCACTAAAATCAAGAGGTTTAAGAGTCTTAAAGTATAAATCTAATGCTATATCATTAATTGATAAGATTGTGTCTATACATTCTATTACTTGGTCTTGAAAGCATTGTATAACTATGTTGTCAAATAGTTGTGTAGCGTTCTTTATTTCTTCTGCATTGTTTCCTAGTCCATCATTACCTTCACGTATTCCTAGAAGCATTGGAGATGTAACCCTATGACCAACGATTAATTTTCTAAAGCACTCATCAGCTAAATACTGATAATGTGCTGGTGCATCGTTTAAAGGAATGTCATCTATTGTAGTTTTAGATTCAGAATTGTTATTAAAAGCAACGATTACCTTTTCTCCTCTGCTTCCAGTTAATTTGTTTAGTACATCGCTTTTAATTGATTGCATTTTGTCTGGGTCTGGTACTCCGTTGTTAAAATTAACGACTTTAGTGCCACTAAATCCATTTATACAATCATTTATAAGGTAATCTCCTATTTCGTCCTCTAACACAGCGTAAGGCATCGCAGAAGACCAATCTGGACTACTATAATAGTACTTACCAGCTTCATAAGGCTTTAAAACGTACATTTCAACACCATTTGCTTTACCAAACCCAAATGCTGGTATTCTTTCTGGTTTTTCTGTAGGTTTTAAGTTACCCCAGTTGTTTGAGTAGTACCATCCTTCTATTTCTCCTTCATCATTGCATTTTTCAGCTCTTAATGTTTCCATTGGAAAGTGATGTACTTCTTTTACTCTACCATCTTGATAAACTAACTGAAATGCAGCCATTCCTAATACTTTGTAGTCATTTATGAATTTTCTTAAATCAGACTTCTTAAATAATGACATCATTTGAGCATATTGCTCTGGTCTTTTGTCTGCATCGTGTGCTGCAAGACCTTTACCATAAATCATATTAGAAATACCTATAGTAATTGCTCTACAAGTCGTTGAGTTATTGTTTACATCAATTATGTAATTAAAGTAGTCGTTATCTACTCCATATTGTACCCAATCTTTATTCTTTAACTCTACAACTTCTGGAGCTGTGTAGGCTGCAAGTTTTGTTACGAAAAATTCGCTCATATTACTACGTATTCGTTAGTTGTTGCGTGTTCTGTATAAACATCTTTATTAATACTATATGTACTAATAGTTTGGTCTGTACAAAATATATTGTCTTTATAAACTACGCTTGTTCCATTTAAAACAGATAGTGTATAAAATGTTCCTTCTTTTAAAGCTGGACTAAACGTTACATTGCCCTCTAAATAGTATTTATTTGTAGCGAATGTTAAACCAGAGTATGTTACTGGAGTATTTGTGTCTTGGTCTGTAATAATAACACTATCAGCAGAATATTCTCTAGGAATAAACTTTAATTGTTGTGCGCTAGCACTTGTAGTTAGTATTATCATTAAAAGCTTTTTTAAATAACGAAAAAAGGGCAAAAGTGTTTTATATAAAAAAAGGGTACTCGTTAGAATACCCCTAATTTAAGAAAAATGTATAAAAATTAACTTCCTACTACAACAACAGTATTAGTTGTATCTCCAATAATTGCAGAGTCTACAAAATATGCTGGTTGTTTTTCAGTTCCAGTAAATGTTATGTTATAGCCATTTAAATCTCCCATAGCTGCTCCAGTAGCTGTGTTAACAGCACATTCACATCCATTTTCAATTCCAGCTAAAAAGTAATTCCCATTATAATCTTGTACGATTACTTGAGGTCTTCCATAACTTAATAATTTTAATTCTTTACGAGTTGCAAGGTCTTGTTTCTTTAAAACTATCGTTCCAGTTTGTGTCCAGAATGACGTTCCATTTTCCCTTGAGTTCTCGTTTGTTTGTTCGAAAGAGTTAGCTCCTTTTAAGTCGTATTTGTAAAAAGTTAAAGGAGATGCAAAAGCAGTAATCTCATCGTCAGTTCCAAAAGTAGCAGTTCCTAATAAACCACTTGTATAATTTGAGATGTAGATTGCTATTATCCCTCCAACCGAGTCTTTACAAGGCTCTAATCTTCCAGCAGTAATATCACAAGACATATGTTTAAGTTTTTTGAGTTAATAATATAAAGGGAGGTTTTACCCTCCCCTTATTTAGTTTAATTATCCAGCGTAGTAAACTACGTCAGCTCCTACTCCTATGGCAGCTGCAGCCGTAAAGCGCATAACTAAACGACAATTCTGACTTCCATCAATTGGAGTCATATCAATTACTCTTACTTCGTTGTAATCGTTAAGTAATCCAGTTGCAAAGAAAAGGTTACTAGATTGAGCAGCCATCATTGTATCGTCTGACATTCCTCTACCTACAAAGATTGGAATACCACCAAATGATAAGCTTCCTCCTCCGTACCATTGTGTACCTTTGTTATCAGAACCAGCGTTTGATGTTGCAGCTACAGCAAATCCACCTAAAGCTCTAATGTATAATTTAGCAGCTTTGTTAGATACGTATAACTTTAAATCTTCTTTTCCGTAAAGTGCGTTTGGAATTAAATCCACAACTCTTTGCATTTCATCAATGATGTTAGCAGCAGTTAAAGCAATTGGCGAAGATACATCTAATACTGTTGCATCAGCAGCAGCAAGAGTTTCTAATCCGTTGTATTCTCCAGCTTGCGCTCCACCTAAATTTCCAGTCCAGATATTAGTTTCGTTTGCAGCAGCAACTTTAGATGCTACGTGTCCAACTAAATAATCAGCGAATGATGATGGTAATCCGTTTGGATTGAATGCAGAATATCCCATTTGAATTGACTCCCAAGTGTTGATAAAGTCAGACTTACATAATTGTAAGTTTACTTGGAATTCTTCTGGTTGAATAACTACTTCAGTTAAGTTTACGTTTGAACTTGCAGAAAAATCACAAGTTCCATCTGCGATTAAACTACCAGTTTCAATTCTTTGTATAACTGATTTAAATTTTACGTTTGGCATAACTTCTACGCCTCCGTCTTCAATTGTTGAAGCGCTTAATAAAGCAGCGCTAATGTACTTTCCAGCAAATTCTCCAGCATAAGTTGAAGTAATGTTTACTGTAGTCGCAAGGTCTATCTTATTTGACATAATTTTGGTTTTTAATTTTTAGTTTTTAAATAATTTAGCAAATACTCTATCTTGAGTACTCATTGGTTTGTTTTGAGCGTAAAGGTTCATTTCTACTTCTCCTTTAGACTCTGGGTTATGTTTGATTGGTTTTACATCAGCAGATAACTCTACTTCTGTTTCTTCGGAACTTAAGTCTTCTTTATCTTCGTACTTGGCTTTTAATTCTTCCATAGCATCTTCAAGATATTTCATTCTTTCTTCCATTTTACTCATATCCATTACTTCTTCTTCTTCAGCAGCTTCAACTTCTTCCACAACTGGTGCTTCTACAACTTCTTCTACTACTTCTTCAACTGCTTCTTTAACTTCAGAGATAATACCATCTTCTTCAACGATAACTGTAAAGCCATCATCTAAAAGGTACTCTCCCTTTGGTACTGCAATTCTTTCATCTTCATCAGTAATGATAAAGATTTCTTTACCAGCTTCAAATGAATCAGCTTCAAAGCGAGTTCCGTTTTCCAACTTTCTCTCTTCTAACTGAACTTCCAAACCTAGTAATGTCTTAACTTTGTTAAGGGTTTCTTTAGAGTTCATATATATTAATTTTAAGTATTTACTTTTTTATAAAACGAATTACTATATTTACTGTTGTAAATTCGTTATGGATGTGCTGTTAAACAAGCTGTACAATCGTTATAAAGCGTTGCAGTATCTACGTGTTGCTCTCCACTTGGTTTAACTTCTAATACTGTATAACAGTTGCTATGACCAGTATTTTCAAATTCTAAATAATACACATTACCTACAACTAATTGTTGATTATGTAAATGTATTTCTTTTTGCATACTATGACCACATCTTTGTACTTTGTAATAATACTCATCTCCAATAGGAGCTTCTCCACTTGTTTTACCAATTCCTTGATTTTGTAAATCTCCGTTACAACATTTAGAATTGTAAGTATTGTCTTTACATAGACATCCTCTTTTACCTCCTTGTGGACTAGTTCTACTTTTTGTTGGTCTCTGATTCCTTGAGTACATCTATTATTTCGTTTAGTAGTTTATCGTCTTCGCTTAATTGGTCTTGTTGTTTATCTTGTGGTCTATTTAGTTTGTCTGCAAAGTAGCCTTCTATTGAAAAGCCTTTTACTTTACCTTCTTTTACATAGTTGTTCCAAATATCATCGTTATCAACTTTCATTGCAACCATCCAAGTACCTAAAGGCATATCTAAACCATACTTACGAGATTTGTCGTGTACATCATCCTCTACTAACCAAGATTCAACTATAGTCATACCAGATAGTTTTTCTTCTGTGTGTTCTAATGTTGCTTGTCCTTGATTACCTCGTTTTAAAAACATTTGAGATGCTTTTGCTACTGTATCTTTAGAGAAGTAGATGTAAAACTCATTTTCTCCATTCTTACGATAAATAGGTCGTTCTGGTATAAGTGCTGCACCTATAAGTAGTCTTTTTTCTTTACTTATTTCTGCAAGTCTTATTTGGTCTTGGTTTTTAAGTGCTATAAAATCTTCTTCTATTGCTGGAGACTCAACTACTGATATAGCTTCTATGCCAGATAGTTCTTCGTTCTCATCTATTATTAATTCTATAATTTCCATAGTTCTTTTTTTATAAACGTTTAATTTACTTTTTTGTTTTATTATCCTAGTGATGCTCCTTGTACTATATTGTTTTGTAAGCTTTGTGCAGTTGTTACATCTTGACTCACAACAAATGCTTGTACTGGTGCTTGTTGTCCTAATGCAGAAGCTATTTGATTTGTTGTACTTGTACCTAATATATCAAACGATGGTGTTTGTGGTGCAGTAGGTGTTGGAATACTTGGTGTTACCACAGAAGTACTTGCTCCTCCACCTCTTAATCCAGCTGGTGGCTCTGGTGGTTTAGTTGATGCTATTTGTTTAACGTTTCTTACACCAGTAGCTATTACTGCTGCTGCACCTATAAATCCAAATATACCACCTTGTGCAAGAGCTTTATTTGCTCCAGCATAAGTATCTTGTAAAGCTTGTGCTATTGCAACTGCTTTTCCAAATTTGCTATTTTGACCAACTATAGTTGCTATGTCTCCTAATGTTTTTTTAATTTGTTCTGATTTAGCATCTCCTAACTCTTGTTCTATTTTTTCTTGTTGATTAGCATTAGCTTGTTGATAATCTAATAATTCATTGTTAGCATCTATATAGGCTTGTGTTCCTTGTTGAAAAGCATTTCTTTTTTCTTGTAATCTTTTTTCTTCTGCTTCTTTTTCAATTTCTAAATTGTCTAAAAATATTTGCAATCTTTGAACATCATTCTGTATCATTTCTGCATTAAACAATCTTTGTTCATTTTGTCTAATAGCAGTAGCTTCATCACTAAACTGTTCTAACTCTATTTTCTCTTTTAATAAAGCAACTCTGTTAGATTCTTGTTCAGACATAAAGCCTTCAATCTGTGCTTCTACAGCTTTAACTTCATTTTTAGCTTCAGCTAATATTAATGCGTTTTCATCACTTGCATTTTTATCAAATTGTGCTTGTGCAGATGCTTGTATCAAACGAGCATTTTCAAGCATTAATTTTTCTTGTTCTTCTAATGTGGCTTTAAGTTTATCATTAGCTACTATTCTTTGTTCAATAGAAATTAAATCATTATCTCTTATTTGCCTTTGTTGTTCGGCTTGTCTGTCGTATTGCTCAATTAACCCTTGATTTTCTACTCTTGCTAATTCAGCAGATTTCTTTAATGCTACATTTGTTTTTGCAGTTTCAATTGCAGCTTCAATACTTATTTCTTTAACTCCTTCAATTACTTGTGTTGATATATTACCAATTTCTGTAACTGCTTCTCCAAAATTTGTAACAATACTTTTACCAGCAGATATAGCTTCATTGGCTGTGTCTGCTAGACTTTGCTTTGTTTCAAATATAGATTCATTAAGTCTTTTAATTGTTTCTGGGTCTTCATCTCCAAAGAAAGATTCTTCCCAAGCTAATTGTGCTGATAGTAAACCTAATCTAATTCCATCAAAAGCTAATTTTAAAGGTGTTATAGAAATAGTTAGTAAACTTTTTATGACTTTACCCAAAGCATCAAAGTTCTCTGTAGCACTTGCTACACTTTTATAAACATTAACTATAACATCAGCAACTTGACTTCCAATAATAGATAAAGTTTCAAATACAGTATTAAACGTATCTAATACTTCTTGGTTTTCTTTTAAAGCATTATATAAAAATGTAAACCCAGATACTATTATTCCTATACCAGCAGCTAAATAAGCCTTACCAATACCTCTTAAACCTAAACCTATAGCTTTTAAACCACCACTTGCAATAGTCTTTCCAGCTTGACCTACTTTTTTTACGCCTTTTTCAATTGCAGATAATTCCTTTTTGGCTGTTTTACCAGTATCCTTTAAAGCATCGTCTACTTTTTCAACACTTTTTACTGCTCCACTAGAATCTACCTCAAATTCTATTTTGTATTTTTCTGCCATTTTGTATGTCTTTTAATTTGTTTGAATCCTTCTTTAAATGTTTCTGGCATTTTGTTTTTGCCTTTTGCTATTTCTATAGTTTCACTTACTCCGTAAAACTCATCTATGTTTAATAATTTTATTACTATCATTATGTTAATACGCTTGGTGTGTAATCACTTTGTTTGGTTATTAATTCCAATTCACTTTTATTTGTTAGTAAATTAGTTCTTATGCTATTTATAAAGTACTCTTGTCCGTTTACAATAAACACATCATTTAGTTCATAATTTAGAACTATTGACGAAGGTAATTGTGCAGTAAACTTTACAATCCTAGCTTGTTCTTCAAATAGCTTAACTATGTATTGAGAATAAAATCTATTAAACAAACTATTCTCATTTAAGTTTCCAGTATATTCATTATATTCTATACCAAAGTTTAAAGTATGATTTCTGTCTGGACTAACATTAGAAGGAGCGTTGTATTCTTCTATTGCAAGAGAAGTAACTGGGTAATCTGCTGCATCAACTAAATCATTAAAAAACATATACGGACTACCTAAAGTAGTTTTGTTTTCTGAATCTACCCACCATCCAAAAACTAAACCAGTTACATCATCATTATCATCTATTATGTTTATTAATTGACTACGTTGCCCATCTACTTTTACATCATAACTTTGACCATCATATTTTTCTGGTGCAG